AACCTCGTGTTGGGCAGGGTCGCTAACCTAAACAGGTAGCCAGTGCTGCCATGATTGAAGTCATCGCCGCAGTGGCCGGCGCATCCATCTCAGTTGCCGCGATGGGCGCTATGGGATTCAGCAGAAAGTCTGATGAAGCACGCGATGCTGTCATCAGGCTTACAAGCGCCGTAGAGCACATAGCCTCACAACTGGAAGTGCTGCACGCGGACATGAAGGACGGTCACAGGGAAACTTTTGCCCGCCTTGGTAGCGTTGAACAGCGCGTAGCTAAGCTGGAAGCAAAGCCCTAAATGCTATGGACTCCATTAGCCCCGAAACCCTCGCCATTATTGCCATCATCGTTGGCGCTGGTTCAGAGATCATCACCCTACTGCCGATCAAAGAAAACAGCTGGGTGCAACTGCTGGTCAAAGCGCTGAAGGTTGTTTTCCCAAAGCGCTGAACGCTGATACCGTATGGCTTGCGCGGTTCGGCGATAAAAACTGGAGAGATCATCTCAAGGCTTGGGCAAGAAACAAAAAGTTTCATGCAACGCTGAAACCGCGTATTTCCCGTCAAATAGAAAATTGGCACGAGGCGCAGCCAGAACAAAAACAGCCCGAAGTAATCCATGAGCTGCCGGACAAGACGCTGCAGACGGGCGAAAGCTTGAAACTGGGCGGTGCAATGCAAATCAAAGCACCTTGGAGCATCAACAAAACTCATGAGTGACTTTCTTCAAGCCGCCCGTTACACAGACAAAGACACGCGACTGCCGCATCAGGATGCTGCTTGGAGGTGGGCCTGGGGCCTGCTGACAGAAGAACAGCGAAAAGAATTCTTTGAGATGTATCGAGCTGCGCCTGACCCTAAAGAGGGGCTCACGCCGGCTTGGATGTCAAAAGCACTTGAGATCATCAAGAAGTGGGAAGGCTGTAGGCTTGAGGCTTACATCTGTCCCGCTGGCATCCCAACAATTGGGTATGGCAGCACGAGGATGAAAAATGGTCCTGTGCGGATGGGTGACAAGATCACACAGCAGGAGGCAGATAAAATGCTTTCTGATGAAATAAGTGATCTTTTTGCGCCGGGCGTGTTTCAACTTCTTCCAATGGCGAAGAAGTGGAGGCCCGAACAAGTTGCTGCGATTATCAGCTTCGCTTACAATGTAGGACTTGGTGCGCTTGAAGAAAGTGCGCTACGCAAAAGATTGCTGAATAAAGAAGATCCTTATAAAGTTGTCATCGAGGAACTGCCTCGCTGGAACAAAGCGGATGGAAAGACTCTTGAGGGGCTTGTCAATCGCAGAAAAGATGAGGTCAGTCTATTTGTAAATCATGTAGCACGCAAGGAAGGTGTACCCGCGCCACATCTTCTTCTCACTCGCACGCATCAACGCGATGCACGCGGGCTGGAGAAGCTGAAGCTGGAATACGTGAAAAACGGGAAAAGCGTAGGTTCTCTGAGTGTCGTTTCTGGGGCTCCTGGGGCGCAGCAATTCAGGACTGGGGCTCGTAGCCGAGCTGGGAGCCTGGAACCCCTCCCTGAGGGTCGCTGGGGCATTGAAGATATTGCTTGGGCGAAGGGCCGTGATGACTACTCGGGGAGTTGGGGGCCGGGACTTGGCCCGGTGAGCACCCCACTGCGGTATCTCGGGCCTGGATCAACTGAGCGTAGTGCGATCGAGATTCATATTGATAGCAACGCTCGCTACGCTCCTGGTACTGCTGGATGTATCGGGATCTCAAATGAGAAGGATTATCGCAAGTTTGTTGAATGGCTAAAAGATACAGATCCGCGTGATTTGTTTGTTAATTACGGGCTAGGCACTTGCCCAAAACCTAAATAGTCAAAGCTCAAATCTGTTTTTGATTCGCAGTAGGAGTGCACAGCGTTCAAGCCCCGTTTTTTCCATAAGTTGCGCTTTTCCTCTCGTTATCTTCGCCGCACCGCAAATCTCCCTCCAGGGTGTCGGCGGATCCTTTAAGCGCTCAAGAATAATAAACTTTGTCTCTTCGTCAAGATAGTTCTCTATTGCTGAGTACGTGTCTTCAATTGCAATCCTTCGTTCTGCATCGTCGATTGTATTTGAATGCTGCGTGTCTGAGACAACCTCAATCAATGAGTTGCTCGCATTTGATTCAGTTACTTGCTTGTCAAGACTTACGGATGTTTTGGGTACATCAAGTATTGCTTTAATCTGACTAATTTCAAGCCCTGTCTCTTTTGATATTTCCTCAAGCGTTGGCTCAGTCGCATTTTTCTTTGTTAGCTCTTCCGCTGCTTTTGTAATTTTGAAGATTGCATTATGCACCCCGATCGGAAGCCTAATTGTAAGTTCACTGAATTGCATGGCTCTTTGTATCGCCTGTCTAATCCACCAGTAGGCGTAGGTACTCATTGCATATCCGCGTGTTGGGTCGAACTTTTCAACTGCACGCGCCAGCCCGATATTGCCTTCTTGTACTAGATCCATTAAATCAAGCGTATTGCAGTGTCCGGCATACTTGCGTGCAACGTTGACAACCAATCGCAAGTTGCACTTGATAAATTTTTCTCTCGCCCGTTGCCCAATCTTTGCGATTCTTCGTTCTTCTTCTGTGTATTCGCTTTCCTCTTTGTCTTTTATATTCATCCATGCTTGCACCTGCGTACCAAGAATGACTTCTTGTGTTTTTGTAAGCAGGGGATAGCGACCTATTTCATTGAGATACGCCTGTGTCGTGTCGCGGGCCATTTTTGTCGGTTGTTCCTTGAAAAACCTGTAGACAGTGGAGCTTCCATCGGGCCTGCCACTCCTGCGCATGATCCCACACCATGCCGATTCCGTAAACGCGCCACTTCCATTGATTCTCTTCGCATGGACTTTGAAGCCAGGGCTCGTTACGCTCAGTCATGGTCATCTACGCATCATGTCATCACCAAGCTATCGCCCTGAAGATCAGTTTCAGGAGCGGCTTAATGCAGAGCGCCTTAAGGAATTGTTTAGCAATCGTGACTATCGTGGGCTTTTAGAGCTTGCCTTACTCTTAAATCATCAGGCGTCGTTCAATAACAGCAGAGCGTATTGGGCAATACTTGAATCAGCAAAAAATATGAGCGAGGAATTCTCGCTTGATAAATATACAAAAATGCTAGAAGATTTGGCTTAGAGTTAATTAATTCCAAATACTAGGCATTACAGTTTCGTTCATGTTATAGTGCCCCTTTTCCTTGTAGCTAACAAGCGGGGTAGCGAACATGCGATGAAAGACAATCTGTCCGATCAACATGCCGGGATACAAAGGGACAGGGTGAACCTGTCTGATGTTGTGCAGCTCTAGCGTGAGCCGGCTCCCGTGGAAGCCTGGGTCAATGAAGGCGCTAAGGGCATGAGAGTAACCTTCGCGCCCCCTGCTGGATTTCAGAGCGAACTGTCCGGCCACATCCTCTGGCATGTTCAGCAGCTCCTCTGTGGATGCCAAGCAGAACTGTCCAGGGCGCAGCAACCAAGGGTTCTCTTTTGTGAATCCATTGATGGGAGTGCGCACAAAGTCAGAAGATGCAACTGACTCAATCATGATTTGATCCCCAAGTCGCACGTCATAGCTCGCAGGATTGAGCTGATCGGGCGAAAAGGGAAGAACCATCGCTTGCTCTTTGCACAAGCGTTCGATCTCTAAATCGTTAAGAATCACTGATCCTCTGTTTCGCGTAGTGCTTCTACTTGCATGATCGCATATTGAGCAAATGCAACATGCGATGCAGCGCTTTGTTTGTTTGCCGGCGCAAAAGGAAAAGACTCTTTCCAGTAGCTTTGAAAGAGTTCCTCAAGGTTGATTGACTCAGGCATCGCCTTGCTCCTCTTTCATGTACTTGTCAGCAAGACCAGTGTAAAGAGCGTGCATTGGATGACGCCTACTACCGCGCCCATCTTTTTTGTACCAAGCATCCATGCGATCTTGTCGCTTTTGTTCTTCGATGGGATTGACCATGCTCAGCGCGTTGAGTGTTTGTTGATCCAGTGAGCCGCCTGAGCGCACCGCC